TCATCTTCTACCAATGAAGTAATTTTGTTAAACTTATCTAAACTAAACGTAGTCTGAGCAACAATTAATAATTTATCTATTCCAGATTTATAGAATTCTTCAAGTTTCTCTTTAACATCTTCGTTATAGAATGACAATTGTTTTCCTAATGTTTCTTTATCAACAATATTTCTTCCATCTACTTGACTTATAATCTGTGCAATTTCCGCATCGTTTCTTGGCAAATCTCTTTTAAATGTAATTGTTATGTCTTGAACATCTATTTCACTTTTTCCATTTAAACTTAATGCGCTTGCAAACATTTTTAATCTTCTTCTTAAACACTTTTCAAAATATGATTGTTTTTCTTTTGTAAGCGCCTCAAATCCTATAAGTTTATACTGCATTGCTACACCGCTAGAATTATTAGCGAAGTTTACATCTGTCATATTAGGAACAAAGCTTGTCGCATGAATATCAGCACGTAAAGCACTAGCGAGAACACTTATTTTACTTTGGTCCATAATCTTAGTAAGCCAACCCGCCGATTGATCGTTAGACGTAAATTCCAATATTTTATCTTTTTTGAGCTGCCTACGCCTATCTTCAAAAACTTTTTGATCACCTTGATAAAAGTTTGTATTATACAGCATTAAAATAGCATCATTAAACTCCTCTATATCATCAATCTGTTCGGCAAAAATTTTCTCATAAGCATCTATTGATTTAATATTCTGTTCAAAGTCACCTTGTAATTCCTCATTGTTTATAAGTTCAGTTATAGGAACTCTGTCAATTCCATGAGGCTCTGGCTTACCATGTTGTCTTAGATTAACAAAGTTTTTGCCTCCAACATATGTAGTTTTAAATGTATTATCATAAACTTCTACGATTGCTTTATTATCATCAATTTCAAAGAAATGCAATCCATACAGACAATTATTTTCAATGGTATTATCACAAATTATCTCAGCATCATATTCGCTTATCATCGCTGTTTTCGGCACTGGATGTTCATCGCTAGATAAATATGTTAGTTCATAGCTAAGGCCTGAAATAGAAGCTGTTTTCGCCATCTTATTATCATGTAATGACATGCTTTGTCTTTTATATAAATCCATTATAGTATCGAAAGTATCTTTTGCTGTTTCACCTTTATAAGAATACTCTACTTTTTCACCTACTAGATAATTGGTTGCCATAGTAGTTATATATTTCGCAAGATTAATAATCGGAGTATTTTTCGTTTTATTTTCATTCTCATCTTTTAATATTTTGTGCTTGCCATTATAATAATTATGATTTTCATCAAATTTATCATACAACTCTTTATGCTTATTAATCCATTTGGTAATATTATCTACTGTTGCCTGTGTATCTTTTTCAACTATTATCATCTTATTCCTAAATCCTTTTTACTTAAAATTCTCGCTGGAGGTATTCTATCCATATCTTCAGCTAATGCGTATCTCATAGCATCAATTAAGTGGTTATATTTATCTATCGGTTGCTTAATCGTATTTCCATCTTTATCTTTTTTCCATTGGTAAAGAGTTAGTTCATTCTTCAAGTTCTGACATGTCTTATCAATTACAATCTCATAGCCTTGAAGCCACTGAATACCAAATCTCACACTATCAGGACCTTTTAATGCAGGATATGCATTAATTCCACAGTCTTTAAGTTCTTGTATCGACTTTTGCTCCGCACTATCCGCAATAATTCTCTGATAGTTTACTAATGGCTTTATGTCGTTTGCTAGGTCATAATTCGTCTTCCCTCTCTCATAGTACTCTTGAAATGCATATATAATTTTTCTTTTAGTATCAATATGTAGTTTAATAAAAGCAGCAGGATCTGAAGCAAAACCAAAGTCTAATCCATTTCGAATATTGTCGAATGTGGAATATAAAGGCACTTGTGTTTCTCTTCCTTCTTTCAGCACAATTACAAGTTGTTTTAAATCTTCCACTCTCCAATTTGTAAATATCCTATCACCCAGAACTCCCCAATTGCCCAAAGTATATACTTGATAATAATAAGGGTCTTTTTCGTTTTCAAGTTCATAATGGTCATCTTCTGTTAAAAATTCATTGTCTTTATGTGTGGACTTTACAATTAGAAGATTATCTTGTTGTAAGATATTTTCTCCATCAACCCATTCGCCAAAGAACTCTGTATAAATCCAGTGCGTTTGATATATTGGGTTAAAAGATAAAGTAATTCTCTTCTTATGCTTTGAATACCCTCTTAATCTCTTGCGTAATTGCTTATAATCGGCATAATCGACCTCTGTGGCTTCCTCTATCCAAACATCAGTCAAGGCTCCATTTATTGGTGTTATTGACTTTACCTTTTCAGAATCATCAAGACCAGAAAAAAGTATTTGTTTATTATTTTGCGTGCAAGTTATAATCATCTCACTTTTTGATATGTTAAAATATTTATCTAAGCCTAGCATTTGAATAGCTTTTATAATTTCATTCCAACATGACTTTTTGATTGTTGTTCCAGTGTTTCTTACAATTAAGTAATTTCTACCTTGTAAAATATCTAAAACCACTCGCTCTGCAATGAATACAGATTTACCCGATGACGAACCACCAAAGAAAATCTGCGTCGCTTGGTCTGCAAACAAAAAAGGCTGATATACTTTATTAATCAGTCCTTTTGGATTTAATTCAATCGTCATTCTTCATTATCCTTATCACGCAATCGTCGTTTGTGATTTTAGTCTCACGCTTCTCAACAAACACCCCTTGTGCTTTTGCAAGTAGTTCACTTGCTTTTATTCTATTCTGTAAATTATATTCTTCAGATGAAAGAATGCTGGTCCAAAACTCCATAAGTTGTTTAGCATCAAAAATCAACTTTTTATCTTGTTTTTCTATTATCTTCGCTCTAAGCTCACTAATCCTAGCCAGCACCTTAGCATTTCGATATAAAACACTAGCATTATTATCTACCCTATTTTCATTCCATAATCTTGATTTTGGATAGGCTTCATAATATGCTTGCCTTTGTGTTTTACCTTTCAGTAATGCTTGCACAAACTTTTCTTGATTACTCGTTAGCCCCGTCTGCGGTTGCTTTTGCATTTTCAACCTCCTCTTCACTCTCTTGCTGAATTGAAATTAATCCTGATTGGCATAACTCAACTACTTCTGTTAAGCCTTCACAAGAAACTCCGTCATTTGTAATGTCCGCAACTATTCCAGTCTCTTTATCAATGCAAATACTTGAGTTCTCGTTTATTGTTTTGACTAGTATCTCCCCTTCATCTTCAAATCCTTGACTTAAAAGTTCTTCAGCGTTATTCTCGACATCGCATTTTAAAATCTTTTCTTCCATAACTCTCTCCTTTTAAATTTTTCGGCTCACTTGGACTCCAACCAAGACCTACTACATGCTTTCTTACACCACAAGCCGATAAAAAAAGACAGACAACTACATCTATCTTTTTTAGTTATTACAGCGCTGCACTAGCTGTTGTTTAAAATAATTAATTCGTGACTTTGTTAAAAAATTTAATTTTGTGCAGTAAGGTAAATTGGGAGGTGTGTGGACATCTTCTTATTTATCCACTTTATCATTTTACACCATAAAAAGGGTACAAAAGGGTACAATTTGTTTGCTTTATATAGGATTAAATGATATAATTCAAGCAAATGGAGGCTTTATGGAAGGAAAAGATATAGCAAGTATTGTTCTGTCAAGTATAACTATTGTTATTTCCATCTTCGCAATTATAATATCAATAATATCTTACAAAAACAGTAAAAAGAACTCAAATGCCCAACTTGCATTAAGTCTTTATGAATCAAGAATGAAAATATATAAATTCTATTGCGATTGTATGGATACATTAGGCGGGCTTAAATTTTTAATAATTTCTAGGAATTTATCTTTCAATTTTCAATCAGTTCTTAATATTTTCAACACAGAAATCAATGACGATGATGTAAAACTAACAAGAGATAAACTAACAAAAGCACAGAAAGATGATAAAGAATGTTTTTGTCTTATAACAATAATGTTTGGCAACCCATTAAAAACAAAGTTGCTAGATCTATTTAATTCTTATAGTGAATTATATACAGCTATACTATATAATCAAAAGCAAACAACAAGAGAAGCAGACATCGCATTTAAAAAAATATATAACATTGCCGACGATACAACACTAAAAAATCAATTTGCAGAATATCTAGATTTTTCCAACTATAAAATTCATTCTTCCAAACAAAAAGGACATAGGACATAATTAAATTTATGTCCTTTTATTCAAATGTCACAAGTCAAACTAGCATACATTCTTATTCCCCTATATTTCGCTTGCTTAACCCCATCAAAGGTATAATTCATTTCCACTGCCAATCGTTCCAAATTCTTCTCCTCGCAGTAATACCCTCTTAATACCGAACAATATGGCTCTCTCAATTTATATATCTTTCTCTCTATGTCATTTTGCACACAAAGACTATGTATCTCCTCATCCCAATATTCAGCTTCAAGATTTCTTAACTTGTCCATAAGCGCTACTATCTTGTCATCATTACCAGAACTAGATTGCACGCCGAGGCTCTCTCCTGCACCTCGACTTGACATCCTATCTCTTATAAGTCCAAGTTGCTGTTTTATGTGTGTCATTTTCTTTTTACTCTTGCGATACATATTAAGTTCTTCTAATGCTTTCTTAACTTCCATCTATTCTCCTTTCTCGATTTGGTCTACCTCTTGCAAAAACTTTTTTTTATTAAATATTCCTTGCAAAGTTGTTCCTGCAATGCTCTTGTATTCCTTTACTTCCCAACAATCTTTACAAAGTTTTCTAATCTTCTCGCAGACTTGCTTGGTGTTGAGCAATAATTTCTCATTGCTTATTGATATAATATTTTTAAGTCTTTCAATCTCCTCGTCTTTTTCTTTAAGCTGTTGCTGATATTCTCTTTCTCTATCCAAACAACCTTTAATTTGAGGTTCTATAATTTTATAAGCACAGTAGTTTTGCCACTCTCTTTCACTTAAAGTTTTTTCTTTCAACCTTTCATTCTCTGCTTTGAGTTCTGCGAGTTGCTGGTCTTTGTCTTTTACTTGACTTCTTACATATCTTGGAACATTTAATAGTTCAATATATAATTTTATCGCACTATCAGTATCTTTAATTGTTTTAGGACACCAATAACAAATTTCATTTAAGTCTGTATTATTTTCATTTATTCCACCTAAATTACCACCATTATCTCTATATTCAGCATAAGTTTGACCGAGAGGAATATTTGTTCTTTCCTTTAATGCTTTTTTAATTCTTCTTACTATAAAACCGCTTTTATCAGCACAGCAAGGAGAACCTTCTATTTCACT